GCTGTTTTCTTTTTAATCTGACCAATAGGAAAGACTAAAGAAGAGTTTGCTCAGATGTTTGTTAGCACAGCGTCTGAAGCAGGTAAGACACTAGGTGGCATGGGCATTGTTGGACAATGGTTGAAAGCACTGAAGGGTCTTGACCCAGCTTTTGAAAAGCAGTTCAACACTTTGTATGGAAAAGACGATGAATATGTAACAGCTTTCGTGCGTGGTGTTGACGGCATCAAACGGCTGGAAAGAGAATCTAAAGTAATTATTACTTCAGGTACTGATACTCTTGCTCGCAACGCTGTTGGTACTAGCATTGGCATGACAGCCAAGAGTGCTGCTCAGATTCTTGAAGGCTTTACTTATTCAGTTGGTGCCGGTATTAGAGATGCTGTAACTGGTCGAGGTCTTGATCGTAGTAAAAAGATTATGGCTGATTCCTTTGCCGATGCTATTGGCTCATGGAAGTATTTAAAAGATGCCGGTCTTGCTAAAGAAACTGCTGATGCCATATTGAAGTTCAATCCAACAGTGCGTGATACATTGTTTTCAGCACTACAAGAAACAGGCAATCAAGAACTAAGCAAGGTGTCGCGATGGGCTAGCGCTTTGAACGCTTCTGTTGATGGAGTGTTTCGTCGAGCAGCCTTCACGGCTTCTGCAGAAAAGCAACTACGTGATCAAGGATTAGACCTCTACACCGACTTCCTTGGTAAAGACAAAGCAATTCCAACCGCTGTTGTTAAGCGAGCAATGGATGACGCTCTAACCACAACCTTCTCATATGCACCAAAGCATCACAACGCTTCAAAACGTAGCTTTGAAACAATGTTTGAAAACGGTGCTTCTTCCATAATTAAAGTTATTGAAGACACACCTTTTGCCAGCTTGGCTATTCCTTTCCCACGTTTCATGGCTAATGCTATGGCGTTTCAATATAAGTACAGCCCTGTTGGTTGGTTAGGTATTGGTAATGAACTAAGCCTTGCTCGTGCTGCTGACAAAGCAGGCGATCTTACCAAAGCCGCATTGCACACACGAGAAGCAAACATGAAGTTTGCACAAGGCTCTGTTGGATTTGCTGCTCTTGGTGCGGCTTATCAATATCGCAAAGACAATCAGCAAGACGATTGGTATAACGTCAAAGGGTGGAACGGGTCTACTGTTGACACTCGTGCGTTGTTTCCATTAGCTCCATATTTTGCTATTGCTGACTTCTTGGTTAAACACAATCAAGGAGAGCCAGCTAAAACTGCTGAAGCTTTCCAAGCTGTTGTTGGTATGAAGTTACCGGCAGGTACACAGAACGTATTCCTTGATCAGTTAATCAATTCAATGTCTTCAGAGAAAGACGCTGATGCTATGGCTGTTGCTGGTGGTAAAGTGCTTGGTGATTTTGTTGGTAGGTTTACACAACCGTTTGTTGTTAAACAAGCCTTCGACATCTTGGACATGTTTCGTAAAGATGGAACAATTGCTCGTGACCCTAACGTCATTGAGGGTGAAGGCTTTGGTGCTTTTGCTGAAGCTGCTGGTCAACGCATTGCTTCTAAACTTCCTGTTGCAAAAGAGATGTTGCCAGAAGCTGCTGTGCGTCTTAAAGAAACAGACGTTACTTATAAAGAAGGTGAATTCTTTAACAGATTGTTTGGTACTCGTACAACACCGGCTAAGACGGCAGAGGAAAAAGAAATAACTTCTTTAAATCTAAATCCGTATTCTTTGTATGGCCCTTCATCTGGCAACAAAGAGTTTGATAGCACATTCATCCGTAACGCTAACAAAGAAACAATTCCATTGATTAAGGAAGTCACTGACGACCCCGAATACAAAGCATTGTCAACTCTTGAAAAGAAGATAGTGATGGGTGAAGCTGTGCGTAGTGTAGCCAACGGTGTTAGAAAGATGACAATGGAAGACATGAACTTTACTCCAGAGAAAGAAGTTCAATATAACAAAATCATGTTTAACAAACTTCCAGTGGCTCATAGAAGCTTAATCAACAAATACTATGAGAAAGAAAATGGCATGACTTTAGAAGAAGCTAACGACTACAACAGCTACTACGACTATCAATCCATCATTCAAGACCTACCAGCGTTTAGTGTTGGTGGTGTGGTTGAACAAACAAACAAAGCTTTAGGAATTTAAACATGTCAATCATTGGTCAACTGCTTAAAGAAGGTTTGAAGAAACAAGCGAAGTTTGCAGCAAGTGTTGCAGAAGAGGCTTTGCCAACAGTGGCTAAAGCTGCTGATGAAGTTGTCACACCTATTGTTGAACAAACAACAAAGGCAATGGCTAAGGAGCCTGTAAAGCTTAAGAAGGCCGTAGCGCCTCCATCGCTAGAGGCAGCTACCCCTGCACCAGCACCATCTACGAAGGCTCCTGTAGACCTGTTACAACAGACTGGCGAGGCATTGCCACCAGCAGCGCCTAAGAAGATGGGTGTGGATGAACTGTATAACGAACTAAAGCCTGCTCGCCCGTTCCCTGAAGAAGCATACGTCAAAGGCAAGGCTGAAATGATTCATATGTTCGGTGCTAAGTATGTTGACGACATGATTAAGAACGACCCCAAAGACTACGCCAACATGCTGCATCTCGAGGCCGGTCACACTCTTGGATTGAAGAGGGGTAAGGGATTGCCTCCATATCCTTATGAAATTGCTGACACTGCCATTGTTAAATACGATGACATGAACAACCCCATTCCTATTGGTCAGATTAAAAAGAAAACAGCAGGCAATGTTGTTCCTGAGCAAGAGGTGCAATACTCTGGCGAATACTTAACAGGTAAATTAGACAATGATGTTTTGCTTAGCGCTGGTCGTTCAAAACGAAGCGAGGTTTTGTCTGAGATTAAAGATGCACGTAACAGGTCTTTTGATAAGCTAATTAAAAACCCAACAATGAAAGGTCTTGATGAAGAAGTTATTGCTGTAGCACAGGGCGACTTCAGAGTTAAGGCTAAGCGTGAGGTTGACCCTGCTAGTGAAGAAGATGTGAAAGCTTTCTACGATGTTGCTAAGTCTTTGCAGAAGAAGTATGACGATCTGAAAGAACGATACAAAGATAGATCACCTATGCGATTGTTTCATGGACAGTCTAAAGGAATGGAACGAGTTAAAGAAGAGGGATTCACAGACCCTCAAAAGTATAAAAAGTCATCTCATGATGAGCTACTTGTCGGCGGTACATCCTTTACTAAAGACATTGGTCTTGGTGCATCAGCTTTAAAGTTTGGTGGAAAATATGAAAAGAACTATGTATACACAGATATTCCGTATGCTAGTTATGAGCTTTCTCGTATCAACATGCCAACAAAGCAATACGCTATAAAAGACATGAACATCATTGCTCAGACCATCACAGGTTCACCAAAGGTTGTTCGTCCTTTGTCGCTAGATCGTAATGTCTTCAATGAAACAGAAGATGTGTTTGTTGAGGCAGAGAAGCTTAAGACTAAAGGCGGTGCCGGTGAGATGGCATTGAAATCAGCAGAAGAAGTATTGACTAAACCAGTTCGTGAAGGCGGTAAAGGCAAGCTTGAAACAGCAGTTGAACGGCGTCAGAAGATGAACGACGATAAAGAACTGTTGCGCAACTATACAAATGCTGTAAGAGATCAAGACGTTCCTTTGAAGGAGCGTAGGAAGATGGCGTATATGTCTTACGATCTGATTAAAACCATTGCCACCGATATGCTAGGTACTGCTGAAGCTGTATCACTTGGCAAGAAAGGTCTTGGTCAAACCTATCAAAGAGACATGTCTGATTTTGCTGATCAGATTGCTTCAACTGAAAAGATTAAGTATGTCATCAACACTCTTAGAGATATGGGTGCTGTACAGAAAGCTGATGCTTTGGAGAAGACAAGAAAAGCATTGAAAGATTTATCATATTTAACAGGCACAGAAGAGAGTGGGTTCCAACGTGGAACTCATAAAGAAGTTATTGAATCTCTCAATCAAACCAGAACCGCTGCAAGTAAACTAGCCAAGGGTGGCTTTATAAGCAAACGGTAACGCACCAAAGAGAAAGCCCCTTGCGGGGCTTCTTTGTTTATATTTCTAGTGAATCAATACCAACATTAAGTGGTGCTGATCGTCGCTTCTTTTTGTTAGCAAGTCTTGCTTGCTCTCTCTTATTCAATTCCTCAGTCCATTCAAACTTGTGCTCTAACAAGAACTGCTCCATTTCAAAGAGTTCATTGATTAGCAAGCCAAGCTTTGTCAACTTAACATTAAATTCTTTAAGGTTGTATGCTGTGAAATCTAATGATACTTGACGATTGCAGTCACTGATTACTGAACTGGCATAGATCGAATGTTCATTAATAGTCACATCACACTCAATAGCAGCCATGCCGGTTTTCTTATTCAGAAACTTACGGCTGTGATATGTAATCTCTTTCATAACTAGCTCCGTTGTTGTAGGCGATTGATGTTGTCGAAGTAGGCAGCATCAAACCCACGTTGCCATTCTTGTCCTTGAACAATGTCAGCATCGTACTGGTTAGTTAGCCAGCCCTTACCAAATGCATAGTAGCCTTGGTTAAATTGAATCTTCAAAGGCGCACGGCGCTCAATGTTTTTTACGTTGGTATCTACGCTCATATTACATTTCCTCCTTAGACAGTTCTTCACGAAGCAGATAGCCTTCAAGAGGCCACAGCTTATCAAGGGCATCGCTGTAGCTGTATTGCTCACCGAGCGCTTTGTTAAACATTGCTGGGTCTGCACAAGCACTGGTGCCAAGTACAACATATCCATTCGTCATTGTCATGACGCAAATGGTTGTAGTTGTTTCTGGCAGCACAGCATATGACACATGTTTAATCTTGTCTTGCATGTCTGACAAGGTAACTTTAGTGCGGCGTAGTTCTAGGTTTGGATGGTTCATAATTTAAGTTGAGAAATCTTTAAGTTGTAACAGTCTGACTTTACCACATAGTTATTAGCAGGGTCAATGGTTCCTTTCTTCATAAACACAGCGTCTTCTAAGAAGGCAAGTTTATCATACATGCCTAAGTACCAGCCCACTGTGAAGTCGTTCTTAACACGTACAAAGCAATAGGCGTCACAGGCTTGCTTGGTGTTTAAGCCAGCAACACTACACTCGTAATGAGGCAGAGGTACAGCACTGGTTTGCTTCGTCTTCACATCAATCTTAATGCCATTGTCTAGGACAAGGTCGTAGTCGTATGTGTTGTCTAGCTTACCACCAAGAATATGATGTGCAATGGCTTCACCAATAAAGCCAGCAATGTTGCCTGCTCCACTTGTAATGCTGTTGTACAACCTACCCATTGCTGCTGCCTTGTCTCTGGCTTCGATAAGCATCTCTGCTGTTATCGCAACCTCAATCATACTTGCTTTGCAGGTAATGACTAAGCGCTACCCAAGGAACAGCTAAGACTATCCACAACCCTCCAAGAATACTAATGCTCATTACCACTGCTACATCCAGTACAGATATAGACGGCATAACCAAATACTTCATAAACAATTCTCACTGTAAAAGCAGAGGGCTGTTACACCCCCTGCGGTTTAGTTATCGAACAGGACAGGCACCAGTGCTGCACTCCAGATCGCCATCAAAATCAATGCTATTAGAAACATCGGTGATGAGACGAGTAGTTGCAACCATGTTGTCATACTGCTCTTCCGTGATTTCCTCAAGTGGTGCTTGAATGAAACCATGACCAGAGTGTAGCAAGAACGACAAGCTCTTGTGCGAAGACTTGTAATGTTTCTTCAAATACTTGCGAATCTCTGGCAACTCTTCTTTGCGGTAGTAGATGGTGCAGCTAACGCTGTTGTCGCTCCACACAGTTTGCAACCACTTCACAGTCTCAAGCTGGTCAAGGGCAGTCATGTCCTTAGCCAACACAGCATGCTCGCTGTGACGGAACGGGAATGAAACCACCACAGTGCTATGGTCTTCTGTGCCGTCGAAGTTCTTTTGATATTCAACAGGGTATCCATGATCACGGCAGGTTTGAACCAGCGAATGATTGGAGCTAATGCGAATACGACGAATCATGAAGCGAGCATAAGCAGGATGAGCGCCCGGTGTAACACCCGGCAACAACGACAACGTACCAGAAGGCTTCACAGTGGTCAGCTTAATCGAAGGATTGAAACCATTAGCAGCGCTGTATTCAACGTCATGAGCGCGCAAGGCCAGATAGACATCTGACAACCAACTCTTCTGTTCGTCCGTGCTTTCAAGCACACCAGTGATGCCAATGCCCATACGCATGTTCTTGTTGACAATGGCCTCTGTTGCTTCCAAGTGGCAAGGCAGCGACAAGCTATGCTTGGCAACACGATAGAGCAGCTTAGACACGTCAAGCAGTTCTTCCTTAGAAGTAATGTTGGGCAAGAACACTTCCGACAAGCAGCAGGTTTCTTTGTCTGCCAAGCTTTGCTCAGCACAAGGGTTGTAGCCCATCACGTCTGGGTCAGGGTATTGTGTTTCACCAGTGCGACCAATCTTGCGAGACAACTTCAGATTAATCAACCCATATGGTTCGCCCTTACCTTCATAGCCATCCCAGAAGAAGTCGTGCAGATCGCTAATGTCATTACACACAACAGAGTTGTTTGACATTGCTCGCCATGAAGGAATGTTGCCCATGTCCCAACGCTTAGCCAGCAGGAATTCAACATCGTCAGCATCGCCAATGGCAATCTGTGCAGAGCGGCGTACATTGCCAGCAACAACCACAGCACCAATGATGTTCATGATGTCAAGGCAGTCAATGGGACGCAGCTTCTTACCGGCTCTACGCTCAAGAATCTCACTGATCTTGTCAATGCCCCACACCAAATCTTCTGGGCCGCTGGCGGTGCCGCCAAAGCCTTTGATGGGTGCGCCCTTGCTACGGATTAGCTGGGTTGAATAGGTGAAGGTTTGATTGCCACTCTTGTGAGACAGGAAAGCAGCCTTCAATGTTTTGCCAAGCAGAGCAACCCAGCCTTCACGGCTGTCAGGAACAATGAAGTTGGCACCAGCAGAGTTGTGACGGGTAGGCTTTTTGAAGTTGATGTTTACAGCAGGAAGCTTATCGACATTCTCTTTCTGGATGTTGTAGCCAACACCACTGCCCAACATCAGCAAATCCATTGCCCAGACGAATGGCTCGACTGGCTTATCCACCACAGTGAAGGCACAGTTTTGCAGGCTGGACAGACCAAGCTTGTCCACGGTGGCGGTGCCTAGCTGCCACAGGAAACGACCAGCAACGCTGCCCTTCAGTTCTAGGAAGTAGCGAGTAAGACGCTCTTGCTCTTCTGGTGAGAAGTTGCAACCAAGCTGTGTGTTGGATGCGTTGACAATGCGCTTGATGGTGTCAGGGAATTCTTCAGTGGCAGAAGTGACATCGTCTTCGTTAAGACGGCGAGCGTATGTGCGTTTGTAGGTGAGGTAGCCAATAGTAGACCAAGGAGTATTAATGTTCATATATATTTAAGATTAAAAAAGGAGCGCAAAGGCTCCTTTAGGGAGGACAGTTATACCTTTGTTATCAGCGGTTGTCACCACTGCCAGTAATAACATTACGATCTTTACGGCTATTCAGCTTCTCAATATTGTGTGTACAGATTTCCGACAGGGTGAGGTCGAAGTCAGCAGCTACAGCAGCCACCATCCACATCACGTCACCAAGTTCTTTCTTGATGTTTTGGCGAAGGGATTCTTCATCACCACCGTCACGAATATGCTTAGCCACCTTGCCCAACACCTCACCAGCTTCTGCTGCTAGGTTGAGTAGGGCATATGCTTCATCGGCTGTCTCTGTACGAAACGCCATTGCTTGTTTTTGATAGTTGTCCATTAGAATAAATCTTTCCGTAGTTCTTTAACTTTTGCTGTTGTATAGTGGCTCAAGGTTTTGAAATTAATTGTTGGGTATTTAAAATCCTTCACCATTGTCCAAGCGTCTTCACGAACCAAGTCGT